AAAAAATAAAATTTGTAGCAAATCATGTAATGTTTGATGCTAAAGACTATGTGTTGCTAGACGTAAGACCCACAAATCAAAATGGCTTAAATGCTTTAAATTATATAAATGCAAGGACTGACAACATCAGTCCTTTTTCTATGTACTCAAATGTAGAAAATATTAATACGGCATACTTTATAAGAAAAAATCTTTTAGAAGCCTGGGTAACAATAGAAGAAAGATGGGGAGGTGTTTTTGATGCGGATAATTGGAATATTAGTTTTTTAACATCAGTTGGAAACGATAATGGAGAAACAATTACATATGGGAAAAATATGCAAGGATTTGATATTTTTGAAGATTGGTCTTCAGTGTGTACAAAACTCTGTCCAGTTGGATATGATGGATTATTATTGCCTGAAACATATATAGAAAGTGATGTGCAGTATGAAAAACCATACACAAGAGTTATAGATTTTCAAACTAATTTAGAAGAGGAAGAACAAACACAGGAAAATTTATTATCTGAATTAAGAAAAAATGCAGAGATATATTTGGAAGAAAATAAAGCTCCAAAAGTTAGTTACACGATAATTTCTAATATAAATGACAAATTAGAAATAGGAGATACAATAAAAGTAATGCATCCTTTTGTAGAAATATTTACAGAGGTTTTAGAATATCAATACAATTTAATTTCGAAAAAAGTGATTTCCTTAACTTTTGGAAATTATAGTAGAGATGTAAAAACAAAATTTGAAAATATAAAATCTTCAATAACTCAAATAAATCAAGTTTTGTCTAAACAAGAAATAGCGATAAATACTCAAACAAATTTAATAAATACTCTTAATAAAAATGGATATGTATATATAGATGACAATGAGATTCTAATATTAGATACATTACCAAAAGAAAAAGCAAAAAATGTGTGGAGGTTCGGGTTAGGAGGTATTGGATTTAGTTCAAATGGTTATGAGGGACCTTTTGAGATTGCAATGACAATGGATGGTCAAATAAATGCTAATTTTATAACAACTGGGAGTTTAAATGTAAGTAGAATTGAAGGATTAAGCGGAACGTTGACTTCTATTGAACTTGAAATGGACTCAATAACAGAAACCGTATCAGACCAAAACCAAAAAATATCACAGGTAACTCAGACAGTAAATGAAATAAATTCAAAGATAAGTGATATAATAGAACTGACAACAGTAAAAGAAAGCACAAATTCAATGTTGGAATTTGAGGACGTAAACCAAAGTGAGCCAATTAATATTGATATACATCCGATTGGAAATAATATTGCATATTTATACCCAAGGGATAATTTGTATCCAAGTGATGACTTGTTTATGCCTAATAGAGTTATAAGATTTACCAATATAAACACAAACGAAATATTTGACTATGAATTACCAGATGATTTGTTAATATATGATAGTGAAAACTATGATGAGTTTTTATTAGATTATGATAGTCAAACTGTAATGATAAATAAAAGATGTGGCTGGAATGCAGATGGGACAGTTCGATTACTAGATAAGATGGTTATAAACAATTATAGTTACCCTAGAATTGAATTAACAGACGGAAATTACAGGGTGGAGTTGTTAGGATATAGTAGTGCATATATGTCAGTAAGATTAATGGCACAAAACATATATACTACACAGTTTGCAACAAAAGCGGAAATGAATAGTGAAATAAAACAAACTGTAGAAGAAATTGATATGAGTGTAAATAAGAAATTGACAAATTATTCTACAACCACACAAATGAATAGTGCAATAAATATTAAAGCAAATGAAATAACAAGTTCAGTAAACAAGAAGTTTGAAAGTTATGATACATCAGAAGAAGTAAGTTCAAAAATAGAACAAACAGCAGACAGTATAAATAGTAGTGTAAATAGTAAATTAACAAATTATTCTACGACAACGCAAATGAATTCAGCTATAAATCAAAAAGCAAATGAAATAACATCTACGGTATCGTCAACATATGAAACAAAAAAAGATGCAACTAGTCAATACTCTCAAATAAAACAAACTACTGATAGGATATCGTCAGAAGTAAGTAAGAAGGTGGGAAACAATGAAATTATTTCAAAAATTAATCAATCTGCTGAGGCGGTCGGCATTAATGCAAATAAGATAAATTTATCTGCAAATGATATTTTAAATCTTTTATCAGGTAATACCATAAATTTAACAAGTAGGAACATAATAATTTCAAGTGATGCTTTTCAAGTAGATAAAAATGGAAAAGTAACTGCATCAAATATTAATATAACTAGCGGAAAAATAAAATTGCAAGATGGAACAGCGGACAATGCAAATCTAGAAGTTGTTTCTACATCTGGAAATGGTGCAAGAAGTTATATTACTCCAACAGAAATTCAGGTGGGAGATGGCTCTACATATCTTAAATTTTCAAATGGAATATTAAATGTTGGAAAAGCATCTTCTGGAGGACTATTACAACTTACACAAGGAAGTAGTCGTAGTAATTCAAAATTTAATATGTATGTAGGAGATGCTTATGTCGTACAAGGAAATATGCACGCACTTTCATTTTTATACGATAGTTTAGAAAGTTTAAAAAAGAATATTTCAAAATATGATAAAAAAGCTCTAGATATTATAAAAAATGCAGAAATATATACGTATAATTTCAAATCAGAAGATGATACAAACAAAAAACATTATGGCTTTATCATCCCAGATAAAGGAGGAAGTTATAAAACTCCTGAAGAAGTATTATCAGAAGATAAACAAGGCATCGATACATATTCGATGTCTTCTATTATGTGGAAAGCTATACAAGAGTTAATTCAACAAAACGAACAATTACAAAAGGAAATAAAAGAAATGAAAGGAGAAAAAGTAAATGGACAAGATTAATTTTGAAAATTTACCAAGTACAAATACACCAGTCAACGCATCTAATTTAAATTTAATGCAAAGTAATATGGAGAAAGCAATTAATCAAAACATAAAAGCAGAATATGGAAACGGAGCAATAGACCCTAATAATACAATATTTCCGTTGATATTAACTAAACATTTGAATGGTCCAAAAGGAGAAGAAAAATTTTATTATATACATACAATTTTTTATGGAAGTATTGCTACAACATCAAACAGGTCTCAAATCGCGATAGGATATAATACAAACGAAATATATACAAGAACTTATAATAATGGTACTTGGAGTGATTGGCTAGGATATCAAACTGAGACAGTAACAAACGACAATGGAACTGCAATAAAATTTCCAGACGGTAAAATGATTTGTTATTTCAATAAAACTGTAACTGACCAAGCAATTAATACCGCTTTAGGTTCTATTTATAAAGGAAATAGGGTCTGGGATTATCCAGAGCCATTTATAGAAATGCCCGTTGTAACTTGTGGTCAGTTCAAATGGAGTACTGGCTCAAGTTGGGGTGGCGTTGCGGGAACTAATCATTTAAGAGCAACATTAACTGGTTATGATTGTTATAGTAGAGCAGCCGGAACCTCATGTACAATCCAAGCAACTGCCATTGGGCGCTGGAAGTAGGTGAAGAAAGATGACAAACGAACAATTAACAAAAGAGGTTATTGCTATTAGAGAGCATCAAGGGAAATGTGATGCAGAACACGAAAAATATGAAATGATGTTTAAAGAAATGCAAGAAGAAATAAAACAGACAAGAATTCTTTCGGAAGATGTACATTTAATGGCAAAAAATATGGAACGAATGCAAGCAACGATTGAAGATACAAATAAAAAAATAGATGCTTTAACTTCTAAAGAATTTGTTGAATATAAAGAAAATAAAAAGTTAGTTAAACAAAACATCATTAATAAAGTAATAGGAACTATTATAGGATTTATAATTTCAGCGATAGGATTTGGAATAACTTGGTTTATAAGTAAAGGAGGAAATTAAATGGACATATCAATCTTAAATCAATATATTGATATCTTGATAGTTGGAATATGCTTATGTGTAGGCTTTGTAGTCAAAAAATGGATAAAAGATGTCGACAATAAATTTATACCAACAATAGTAGCTGTTTTAGGATTAGTTCTTAAGATAGCTTTTAATTTTGGAAGCGGAATTAATTCAGAAATAATCTTTAGTGGATTATTCAGCGGATTAGCAAGTACAGGCTTATACGAAGCCTTTAGAAACTTAATAAATATAAAGGAGGAAAAATAACTATGGAAGAAGAAAATGTTGATAAATTAGGTTTTGATTCGGAAGTGGAAGGAGTTGAAGATAATGGAGATAATTAAGGATTTAACAAAAACAAATTATTCTAAGGGAAATGATAGAAAAATAACTTATATAGTAGTGCATTATGTAGGAGCGGTTTCAACAGCTAAAAATAATGGTGCATATTTTAGAGAAACATATAGAGGAGCATCAGCACATTATTTTGTGGATGACAATAATATAGTACAAGTTGTAGAGGATAAAGATATATCTTGGCATTGTGGAGCAGATAAATATTATAGTGACGCTAGAAATACAAATTCAATTGGAATTGAAATGTGTTGTTATAAAAAAGATGGAAAATTAGATATATCTGATAAGGTAGTCGCTAAAACCATTGAACTAGTAAAAGAATTAATAAAAAAATACAATATTCCTGTTTCAAATGTAATAAGACATTATGATGTATCACATAAAAATTGTCCTGCTCCATTTGTAAATGATGTATCAAGATGGAATGATTTTAAATCAAAATTAGGACAAGCTCCAGAACCAGCTAAGAAAAACACAAATGTGTTAGAATGGCAAAAAGTGATGAATAAATGCTATAAATGTGGATTAGCAGAAGACAATTCATTTGGTCCAGACAGTAGGTCGAAGGCATTAAAACATTATTTACATTACAAAACACCTACAATAAAAAATGACCACGTGAAGTTTATCCAAGAAAGGTTAAACCATCACGGATTTAAAACCGCAATAGATAAAAGTTTTGGCCCTGATTGTGAGGAAAAAACAAAAGCATTCCAAAAAGCTAGAGGATTAAAAGCAGATGGTTTTGTAGGAGCAGATACTACTGAGGAGTTATTAAAAGACTAGGTTTGAGCTTTTTAAGTCTTGAAATGAATAAAGAAATATGATAAAATTAAAAAAGTGTATGGATATAATTGAGGTGGACAATGGCTTCCACACACCTAGTAATAGGTCAAAAGAGATGAAAGTACTGCCAGACTTTCCAATTATTCCATATCGATATAGGGAAGTAAGCAAATTACTTTCCATTAATAATTCTAGAGAGTTTCTGAGGGCGGAACAGGCAGCCGCCACCCATAGTTAGGAGATGTAGGAAGGTCAACCTACCTAAACTTTCTTGAAAAAATATGGGAATTAAAAGACTAGGTTTAAGCCTAGCCTTTTTTGTTTGCAAAAAATGCTATAAACATGTCAAAATCAAGACAATAAAGTACTTGTCTTAGAAATAAAAAAGGCTTAGAATTGAAATGTGAGCTTCGATTTTTGGCTATATTTTAAAGGGAATGAGAAAATAATTAAATTTGCTTTTTTTATAAATTTATGTTATAATTATTGACAGAAGTTAGTATAAATGCTATTATATTTAAACAATTATTACAATAATATTACAAGAGTATTACATTTATATTAAGTTTGAAAAAAGCATATTGCAAAAACATAAGAAGTATTATATAAAATAACTAATGAACATAAAAAAGATGCAAGGTGTTATCCTTGCAACCGTCATTTAGACTTGGAGTTTCGTTTAGCGGAGCGAACTTCAAGTCCTTCTTTATTTATATGTAAATCCTTATCGGATTTTTGTAGTTTGTCTACAAGCACATACAAGCAAAGAAGTGTTAAAGCGAGTCCGACAAAAAAACTCAAGCATGAGCATTCACCTCCCACGTTGCAACGTAGTCAAACCTAGTTGCATGATATTGGCGGTTATAGTATAACGTAACTGATGATTGGATTGAACTTTGTATGCAGTGTGCAGAGATTATTAAAGAATGTGGAATGAGCAATGAAGATATTGATAAAATAGTAGAAAGAGTAAAAAAAGAAAATGGATAAAATAAAGGTAGTTGTTGATACAAATGTTTTTATAAATGGCATTTTTAAACAAGATGATTTTGCTCAAGCATTATTTCAATTAAAAAGTGCAAATAAAATATGTTTTGTTATGAATAAGGAGATGCAAAATGAATTATTAACAATTTTTAGTGAAATTTTATTAGAAGCATATAAAAGAAAAAACAAAAAAGGAGAAGAAATCAATATAATTCCGTTAAGCACTTCATTATCTAAATGTTTATGGCAAGTAAGAGAAGTAGACCATATAATACACACGAATTTTTGTAAAGAGGACAAATCGGACAACAAATTTATAGATTGTTGTATAGATGACAATGTAAAATATTTAATACACACAAGATAAGCACATAAATGGAGTGGCAGAAGAAATAAGGATAAAACACGAAATCGAAGTATTAAGTCCTTTTCAGTTTTATACTAAATATAGAACTAAAAAATTATAAAATTACATTACTAATAAGTTTTGCTGGCTCTTCGGAGCTGGCTTTTTAAATAATAATCGCCACTAAAATTTAATGCAATTTTTAATGCAACGCCAGCAAAAAGTTGTAAAAAAAGAAGTGGAAAAATAAAAAACACCAAAAACTAAAGTGGAGAAAGTGGCTTAAAATAAAGGGTTGTAAGAAATTACAAAAAAACAAAGAAAAACATACAAAATATAAGACTCCTCATCTCCACCAAACATAAAAATCCTTATATCCCTTCGCTTTCAAGGGTTATAAGGATTTTTATGTTTCTAAATAATGCAATTTTAATGCAACTAGCTTA